TAATGTTGCCACCAGTCGTACTATCTTCTTGCCATGATAAATTTCCCATTGCATCTGTTTTTAAAATATATCCGCTTAAGGCGCCGTCTGTTTCCGGCAATGTATATTCACCTATTTTTAAAGTTCCATCTACTCTTGCATTGCCATAGACGTCTAGTGGGTAGGCTGGAAAGGTTGTTCCTATGCCGACGTTGCCTCTGTTTGCTATATTTAAACTACTACCTAACATATCACCACTAATAAGAAACTGTAATTGTTTTAATGTATCATCCCATACAATTACTCCATTAGAATCACTGGCTGCCCCGGGTCTACCTATTCTAACATAACTATTACCAGTTGTTTTTCCGAAATGTGCTATGTTAATTCCTGCTCCTCGAACATCTAAAGTAGTATCTGGACTATCAGTCCCAATCCCAACATTTCCTGCAAAAGAAGTATTGCCAGCTCCAGTCCAAGCATTATCTTGAGTAAGTAGCCAGTCTTTAGTAGAAGTGGCTTGACCTAAAATATCATAAAGTCCTGCATGGTCACCCCAACCGTAAGCAGTATCATAATTATCGTGATTATAAGTTGTTGTATGGCTTGTTAAAGTTGAAGTTGCTTGACCATAAGGGTCAAATACTCCATTGGCAAAAGTCCATTTAAGGTCTAAAGCATCTTGCAAATCGGTTTGGTCGGATAGTGTTCCAGTAATATCTCCCCATGCAACACTAGCCCCAGAACCAAAAGTAGTCCAAGAACCACCACTATCTTTATATTGTATTGTTCCGGCACTATCACGGAAACCATATCCGGCCGCTCCATAAGAAGAACCAAAATTAGCATATCTACTACTACCTTTTATCAATATTCCAGCGCCAGTTGTATTTATTGGCTCTAAATATGTGCCTAATCTTAAATTCCAAGCACCGCCAGTTATTTCTGCACTAACAAGAAAAGGAAAAAGCAATATAAAACAGAGTATTAAAAATTTAATTTTATTATTCATATTCTATTTATTAAAGGGTTCATAACCAGTTATCCCTAACTTTTTGCACCACTCTTTTATTTTTTGATCCCAGCTTGTTAGATAATCTTCATATCTAACTAAAAAATCAGCTCTTTTAGTAACCTTATCAAGACCATTTTGAGCATTTACTTCATCAACTTTCAATTTAGCAATTTTCTTTTTTAAATCTTCCATTTCTTTTTTATAATCCTTTAACTCACCCATAGCTAATTCTTTTTCTGTTTTAGCTTTTTTAGCCATATTGTTGCTTTTTAATATTGAATTATTTAATGATATTAGTTTATTTTCTAGAGTGAGTTTTTCTCCGTTGCCTTTAGCAGTAATAATTTTAGATTCTGATAACAATTTCTGATTCTTCTCAATATCATTTAGCAAATTATTATTGCCTAATTCCAATTCTTTCTTTTTATTCTCTAATTTTAATACATCATCTTTTAGCCCGGCTTTTTTATCAACAAAAAGTTTATCAAGTTCTACTATCTGAACTTTGTTCCTTTTCTTTTTGGCTAGATATTCATTATCTAACCCAACACCTCTTTGCTTATTGTCCGATATTGTATTCTTCTGCGCTGTAATAACTATATTTAATCTGCTTTCTTCTTTTTTCATTTTCTCAATATCACCCAATAATCTATCGTGTTCTTTTTGTCTAGTTTTAATTGCATTCATAACTAGTTATCGTTACCAGATTTTACTTTAAGAGTAAGTTCTCCGGCTACATATCCTGAAATAACCGCGCAAACCCAAACTATGGTGTTATCTTCTACATTGTAAGCAATATGTTTGTCTCCACCAACTAAAGCTAGACCAGTATCGCCAGCTATAATAGAACTGGAATCACCAGTTAGCTGTTTGACATTCATAGTAAAATAAGAATTATCAACAGCTTGTGCGGCAGAAAAGTCTGGTTTATCTTTTTGATAAGAGCCTAAAAACTTAACTACCATTTCTGCATCACCGCCACCATCAGTATCTAGAACAAGTTCCATGTTTCTGTAATATTCAACATTAATGGCACGACCTATATCATGCATGGTCCAAGTTTGTGTTCCTGTGCCAGTATCGGTTATATCAGGGTGAGTATTGGTGCTCATTAACTTAACCTTGAAAGTGTCAGTAGTGGCTTCTATAACCTCATACGGAACAGATGCAGTCAATCCCGCTGGAAGTGTGTCTGATGTGCTAAAGACTATCATATCGCCATTTTTGAGCCCGTGAGCGACAGATGTAATAACACCTGTAATCGCAATGGTGAAAGTAGCGGTTGTAATACCAATAGCATCAAAAATTGTTTTTAAAATTGGTCTCATAACTTTATATTTAAGAGTAATTAACTTTTCTACGAGAAAGCATAGGCTTTCTGTTTTTATCCTGCTTTAAATAATGATTTTGCAACATAGACTTTATAGAATTGCGATCATTCTCGTTCTTACCATATATCTTTAAATATGCCTTGCTATAAATATCTTTATGCTTCCCGGCCGCCCAATCCATAACTGGACCCCAAAATAACAAATGGTGGAATTGTTTATCAAATCCCGGATCTGCATCAGTATCGTCTATATCAAAATAGTTAGAATGTATATCTTGAGTAATACGATATTTATCAGTTTTAGCAATATCAACAGGAACATTGGTAATTAACTGCCTACCTTGCATAAAGTATTTAGTAGGAGCATCACTCTTTTGACCATACAAATCTTCTATTCTATCTTTTTCAAGATAAAGCTCTAAGTCAGTCCAACCAATCTTATCAATTATTACTGTTTGGTCTCCAGCTTGTGTTCCGGTGGTTGTAACTGCTGAACCACCCTCCGAAGTAGAAACTCTAAATGTATCGTCAGTTAAACCAGTAGATATAACATAATAGTCAGTATCTATTACTAGTCCAGTTGGCAAAGCATCTGTGGTTGAAAAACGGACTACATCATTAGCTATTAAACCATGATTGATTAAACTAATAATTGCTGGGTTGGCAATAGTAATAGTAACAGCTTTAGTAGCCGAAACTATATCATGAACTTGAACATTACGAATTTTAACAACATTACTATCAAGAGTATATTTCTGCGTATTATCTGTAAAATCCTTAGTATCTGGGTTACTATCAGAAGTGTTAATATCCTGAAACGTCCACTCATCATCAACCTCCCTTATCCATTGTTCTGCAATATCAAGCCAACGATTTATTTTACCCAAAAAATCTGCCAAATAATAATTTGGAGAGGTATTCCCGGAGATTGTGCCTAACCCAAGTTTTGTTTCCCGTTCACAATTCTGGATAATACCAGAATATGGAGAATCTACTTCGTTAAAAAACATATAGTTTTATTTATCTGACTGTTTTACCAGCTAATTTATCTATTTCTAATGCTCTTAATTTCTCTGCAAGAGCAGGATTTCTAAATGCTTTTATTCTCATGCGCAATACATAGGTAGTATCACCCTTATCATAGTTAATCTCTTTACTATCACAATATTTTAGCATTTCAACTAAAGTCATTTGTGATGGAAAAAGTTTTTCTATGTCTCTAGCTTTTTTACTGTTAGTTTTAGCACGAGTTTGCATTTTACGATTCAAAAGAATAGAATCTTCGGCAGTCTTAAACTTCTTAGACTGAATCTTTTTAATCTCTGCGTTTAATGCATCATCAATAATTTTCTTTTTAGCTTTTGCTTCGGCTTCATATTCTGCGATAGCTTCATCTTTAATCTTCTGGATTTTTACTTGCTCTTCTTTCTCTGCTTTCTCAGCTTTAATTCGTTTTTCTTCTTGCTCTTTGGCTTCTTTTTCAGCCTTGTCCTTGTTTGTTTTTTCTAATTTATCAGCTATTACTTTATTCTTTTTTTCTATTGCTTCTTGTTTTTTTTGTTCTGTGGTCTTTGACATAATTTTAGATTAAGTTTATTAAAGTTTATTATATATTAAATTATTATATGCAGTCTCTTGCCCCCCTCAAAATGACACGAGGAGAGGGGCAATAACTATATCTAATATCTAAATCCCTTCTGGACAAGTTACTGCAAGTATGTTAACTACTCCGTTGAGAGTAGATAATTCTGAACAACCAGCGCCATCACTATCTTCAAAGATAATGCTACCGCCTAATTCATCACCACCTGAACTAACAGCTATTGTAGAAGTGGCTGCCGCACTCTCAACATGCAATAAAGCAAGTGGAGTAGATGTGCCAACACCAATTCTATCGGTACTAGCATCACCAAATAACAAATTTGCATAGCCATTTCCCTCAAATCGGAAATCAACATCAGCTGAAGATTCGTTAAATGTGAAAGCTCCTCCGTCAAGAGAAGTAGCGCCAGCAACAGATAAAGTGCTAGAAAGAGTTGCGGCACCAGTTTGAGTCAAAGTGCCTGTAACTGTTAATGCACCACCAAAACTAGCCGCTTGTGTGCCAGTATTTAAAGTGAATGCGCTATCTGAACCAGTTTCTCCGAACCTAACATCACCATATACATCTAAAGCATAAGTTGATGCAGTTGAAGTTCCGATACTCAATGCATCAGGCATTAAAATATCACCACCAGAAGTGATAATACTTAAATCACCACCAGAACCAACTCCAATAGTTGAATAGTTTGTTGCATCATAAGCAACTAAAACTTGTGTTCCTGTTCCTGTAACAGATAAAGTGTTACCCGGAGTTGTGGTGCCAATACCAACTCTGTTAGTAGTAGCATTAACGATCAAAGTATTTGTATCAACAGTTAAATTGCTAGTGAGCGTTCCTGCCGCACCCGCAAGATTACCAGTTGTAGTCCAGTTACCTGAACCTGTTATTGTCTCATCTTCAAAACTTATCGCACCTGATGTAGATTGATAAATTGGAGAATCAACGGAAGTTGTAACAACAAGAGTGCTAGACAAAATTGTAGCACCTGAAACTGTCAATGCATCTGCCAAAACAGTTGCACCAGTAACATCAAAAGTAGTTCCAACAGTTAAATCTGCTGTGGTAGTAACTGCTCCAACTAAAGTGGTAGCACCTGTTACCTCTAAAGTGCCAGCCATAGCAACATTACCAGTCTGGGTTAATGCGCCAGTAATAGTAGTAGCACCAGTCAAGGTTGAAATGCCAGTAACTTCCAATGTTCCAGTAGTGGAAATATTTCCAGTATCAGCTTGAACAAAGAAATCATCATTGACATTTATACCAGCAGTAGTAGTAGTGGCCGTGGTAACTAATTCACCACCCCCACCAACATAAAGTTCTGTATTTGCAGTAGCAGGGCTAGTCGTTGAGTTGGTTCCTAAAACAATCGGATAATATGTTCCAGAAACATTAGTTGCCGGATACATACGATTGTCAGTAACATCAGCAACCCAACCCTCATCACCCGGAGTTGTTCCACCTAAAGCGGACCAAGTTCCAGCTTGAAGCCCTTGCAGAACTCCATTATATCGTCTAACACCAACATCTTGGTCTTTTCCGATATAAATGACACCACTATCGTTATTAACCCAAATTTCGTCCTTAGTGGACCAACCGAGCATTCCAGCATCAGGATTAACAACAGCGCCTACATTGGCATCACTTGCAGAACCATATAAATTAAGCATGGCACCAGATTCAACTGTAATATTTGCACCAGCATAATCTAATTGTTCAGCGCTAACTCCTACAATTCCTATACTAATTACTAAAGAAATAATTAATATATAGGGTAGGAGTTTTGTTCGTTTACTATTCATATTTTTTCCTCTTATAGCTGAGGGTTTTGACCCTCACCCTAAAATTAATTAAATCTAAGTAGTTCCATTTGAACCATATCTATCATGTGGGATATTCTTAATGCCTCTCTTCCAGAATCCAGTAACATTGGACCTGATGGCTTCATTATCACCAATTTTAGGTGCTCTCAAAGCTGGAACTCTGTTAATGCCTAAGATAACAGAATTAGCAAACTGTGGGTCTCTACCCTCCCAGTAATTCTTATTAGCAGTAGTCAAATATGGAGTTTCAACAATAGTCTTTCCACCACCCTCATAGATGTTAATATCAGCAACAGAAATTGGATTGATGTTGCCAGCGAATAATCTCTTAGCCATACGAGCATTATCAGAACCAGTTTTAACTGTGATGATTTTAAAATCATGAGCAAATGGTCTATCTGTATCGGTTGGATCATAGAAGTCTCCGCCATATTCTTCCATATCATCAATAGCATCTGAATCTAAAGCGGAAGTAGCAGAGTTATCAAATGTTCCACCTGTAGCCCAAGAGTGAGTGCCGTAAAGCTCTACACTATCAGGTGCTAAAGTCAAAGCATCAGAACTATGCCCATTGTTAAGCATGTAAAATGCATCAACAAGAAGTTTATTTTGAATGCTCCTTAAAAGCTGATTCCTCTGCTCTTTAAGGTAAATATTAACTTTAGTCGTTGGGTCTCCTTTATCAATAGAATATACCTTTTCTGGTATAACTATTGCACCACCGAAACGACCCGGTGATAGAGTAACTGAATAACCATCTTCCAAGGAAAGTGATGGTGGGGTTTCTTCCTCACCTAAAGACTCAATTCCAGTTAAACCCTCAATAGATGTGAAAATTTCATCATCTTCGTTGGTTACATAAAAGTCAATCACGCGGTTATCCATAAATGAGGTAATCATGTTACCCATGGCATTTAGCATAACCTCTTTAATCCCTTTGACGGCTTGTAGTGTGTAATCTGAACTATTCATAGTTTTATCGTTAGCAATCCAATATAAATTGAATCAACTATTAAAAGTGAATTAAAGTTTAAGCCTTTTCGTCCAATGGCTTGTTAATATGACACTTGATGTCACTAGCTGAACCGACTACTCCAGCATCTTGACTTTGGTCAATCATTATTACTTTGTAAGTGGTCCCACCAGTTACATCAATTTCTTGCTTAGAACCGTCCATTGAAATATCAACTTCTGTTCCCTTATAAGCTACTGCGAAAACACCATCACCGTCCATGATCAATGATATTTTTCCCCTTGAAACTTCAATCACAGTATCTCCAACGGCAGAAGCATGCATAGCACGCCCAAGTTTTTCAGTAGTTGTGCCAGCTTTAACAATCAAGCCATTGGTCATTCCTACCAAATCTCCTGCCTCTATAACTGTTGCTGAGGCAATAGTGCAAAGCATTGTTCGCACTTTGCCAATGATTTTCGTATCCATAATATTAACTATTTAGGTTTTTTAGCGGAAAAACCTTTAGGCATATCCTCACCCATAAGTGCGGTGATTTTATCCTGTCCGGTTTTCCTTGTTGCGCCTCCTCCTCCACGGGAGGCTGGTAAACCAGAACCTTGACGAATAATCAATTGATCGTTCTTATCTCTCCAAGTGGTAAACAAGTTATCCAAAGCGGCATTCTCCCAATTCTTTTTAGTTATTTTCATTACCTTTTCTAAGTGCCTAAGTTCAGTTCTTGTAAACCCTTTAGAGTATAGATAAGATTTATCTGATTCTGGTATAATCTTTTTTTCATCTTCTTCGGGTTTGTTGCCGTCAGAAGATATTTTTTTCCCAGTCTTTGAATCAATGCCAGAATCTTTAAGCATCTTCTTATAATGCTCTTTCCCTTTATTCTGGTCTTTCTTTTGGTTGACTGTTTGATATTGAGTTTTCCTTTCCTCTACCATGTCATCAATTTTCTTTTTGTCATACTCCTCGTCAAACTCGTATTTTTTAATAACCTCTGCACGGATTTCTTCCGTGGTTTTCTTTACAGTCATACTTTTGTTTATGGCGAATAGCCTAATTGTTGGGCAAAGCCCTAGATTAATGGCGAATAGCCTATTATAAATAAAAACCCCGCATATTAAATGCGGGGTTTAGCAGACAAGCAACAATATATTATAATACCGGGACAGAATTATAATCTACTTTCGGACCTCTTTAGAAGCCCTATTTACTTGAATGCTAAACTCCAGCATTCAATAATCCCGGTAATTGTCTTTGATTGTTAAGTTACTACACAAATTATATCATCTATTTTAATAATAAAATACTTTTCAACTTCTTCTTTACTACCAGTTGTCTTACCACTAGTATCTAATATATCAATGGTAAATTTCTTGCCAAATTTCTCTTCCATTAAACTAGTCATTTCATCTATCTTCCTTAGTTTAACATGAGGAATTAACAATATTTTATCACCTTTTTTAACTGATTTTATATTATCGGCTATTTGATAAACACTATTATCTTTATCTACCCATTGTCTGTGCTGACTATAAGCACCTGTTTGCGGAACTATTATGTTCTTTGATTTAACCTCTCCTTTTGAATGAACAATTAAGTAATCGTCCATCAGCTTAAAACTAATTGGTTTTCCCATTTTCTTTTGTACTTATTAAATTATTTATGTATATTTAATCTTCTTTTTATTGGTCCTCTCTGTTTTTGAATCAACATCTCTAAATATTCTATTGAACATGCTCTTGGCTTTCGTTCTGGCCGCACACTCAATTTTATATTCAATAGGTGATAAATCCAACGGAACAGATTCTAAATTACAAACATCTTTCCTAATATCGCTGGCAAGTTTAAGAACTATTTCCCAACCCGGGGTAGTCTGTATTTCTTCAAAAGATTCTTCTCTTATCTCTTCTAATTCTTTATTGTTTTGTTTATCAGTCATTTAAATACATCTTTTAAAAGTAAATAAACTAACTAATTTATCAAACCAAGTCCAATAAGTAATTGGCATTGGGGTATCAAGGAACTTAATCTTTTTCTTGATCCTGTAAATTATCAAGGACTTATTAACCCCCAACGACCTTGAATATCTTCTCTTCCTAATGTTTGCTCTTGTCATATAAATTAAATTACTTATTAGTCTGTGTCTATTGATGCGCTCAACTTATCTTTCTTTGGCTTACCAACACTTTCTCCACCACCACCACTAGTTTGTTGCAATTGCTCTGTCTGTTCTGGTGTTAAATGGAATGGAGTTATAAAGTTCTTTTCGCAGTATTCACGGAAAGCAGGAATTGTGGTAACTACTGGGTTAGCTAATACCCAAGATATAACATTGAAATAAACATCATTCATTTGTTCTTTGTTTTCACTCTCACCAAATCCATTGATAGATAATCCGAACTTAAAATCATAGAACTTCTCTGGCAATTTGAATTTGCGCCCCTCTAGCTGATAACTCTCAATTAACTTCTGGACAAACAATGTTTGCTCTTCAACTGTTGGATTCTTACCTTTAGCTAATTCATCTTTTATCCACTCATTTCTTTTCCTTATAACTGCAATAGAATCAAATATTTGCATATCTATATCAAAGCCAGCTATCTCTAATGCTTTTTCTTTATTCCAAGCCTTAACTTCATGTGGCAATATTTGTTCTGTAAGCATTTTAGCAACTACACCAATAATTCTATCTCTAGCCTTTTTGAAAGCAGAATTAGCCATGTTTATCTGTGCGGCCAACCCCCTGAATGTCCTCTCATTTGCCTCACCACGCAACGCATCAGGTATTTTGCATATCTTATCAGCTTTAGCCTCATAAGTCTGCAAGGTGGCTATAAATTCGCTAAAGAACTGGTTTGTAACATCTATCTGTTCAAGGTCCGCATCTGTAATAAGCCCTGATTCAGCTTCATCTAATATATTTGAGCCGATCAACTCTTTACTTCTAGATTTCATCAAAAGTAATGAAGCAATTTGTTGTGTCTTTCTATTATAATTAACAGCTTCATTTGTCATTTCCTGCAAGCCAAACAACTTTTCATAAACACCCTGACGCATCCACCTATCTTCGTATTTGCTAGTGTGATATTCAATATAAACATCTTTATCAGGATTAATTTCTTCTGCAAATACTATAACTTCATCACCGCCTATGCTGGAATGAATAGTGTGCATAAACTTCCAATCGTCTGCAACTGGAAGAGATTCCCACTTATTGACCATCTTACCATTACCATCTTTACTCTCTTTCAATGTTTCTTTATATGCTCCATTAACTAAATCTTTCTTAGCATAATGAGCAATATTTAAATAACCAACTCTTTCCCAATATTTACGAGTTTCGGCAACCAATTCCATTTCATTATCCTTTTCGGTCTTTTCATCATTAACTGTCTCTGCTTTAATCCATGATTGTGCTTTATGGCTCCAACCTTTCATAGCCATCACTTCATGTTGCTGTAATTCGTGCAATTCTATTTTTGTCCGATTATATAATTCCTTAGTTACATCAAACCACATTTACATTAAATCAGTCTGCCCTACATCATGACCACCGCCTTTCTTTGGTGTTAGTTTCAAGATACCTGAACCAAAGTCAGCCGCATTATCTCCTATATCATCTAAATCTAAAGAGAAATTTGTTTCGCGCCCCCATTGTTTAAATCTTATATTGGTAGCCCAAGCCTGATAATAGTTATAATCTCCATAGCCCTCAACCAATAAATGTCTAGTATCTATATCATACTTCTTAGCAACATCAATCGCTCTGGGTTGACCTAACGGCCAGAAGATAGCATCTTTATCACCACAATCATGAAACTTGCCACGCTTATGGCTGTTTATCATCTCTAGAGTTTTTCTATGGTCGTAATCAACTCCACTTGATAATATAACCTCATCATTAAAAATATCTACTTCTTGGTCTGTTTGGAATGATAATCTCATTTAATTTATCCCCCGGTGTTTATTTTTTAAATCATTTAAAATCTCTTTATCATCAGCACGAATCTCTTTTTTACTTCTCTTCTCAAATACTTTACCACACTTTTGGCAAACAGATACTTTTCTATTGCCACTAACAGAACATCTTACTACATTGTGCCGACAAATGTTTAATTTAATTTTCCCTATTTTTATAAACATCTAACTATATTTAACTTTCTTCTTACCAAGCCCAAGCCCGCCTGATGAAGTGCCTATCTTAAATAACCTATAAGCCTTAGCAAGTGTCCTAAAAGCATCTGAACCATGAGAGGACCAATCATGGACTGGTCTATTCTTAAATATTCCTCTCTTTTCGTCAAGTTCCTTTTTATAATGCTTTAAAGCTCTCAATCCCTCTTTACATTCAACTGTATCAAAGTAACAGATATTAAAGAACATTCTTGCTTCATCTATTCCATCTTCAATATGTTCGTCTCTAGGAACAACGATAAGCGGTTTCAATCCGTAGCCCTCAGCTTTCTCTTTTCTTGTAACTCCATCTGATTGCTCTCTAACTTCTGCATCATGGGGCATGAAATGTTCGCCCAATACAATTTCCTTTTCACTTGCCCAATCTTTAATCTCTTTAGCATAGTAATTGATCCCCTCACCCTCACCCTCTAAATAATGAACTAGATGAACTTCTTTATTTATACATTGAAAGAACCAAATAGCCATTGAATCTCCGATACCTAAATCCCAGACTGTATCAACTGGAACTGATAATTGAATTGGAATATTTGTAATCCGGTTTTCTTTTATTGCCCGAGCAATCTGTTTAGCATAGAATACTCCCTCAATTTTAGGTTCTTCCCAACTACCTAACCTCCATTGTTTTAATAGTGTCTCGTCCTGAATACTATTTAAATAATTAACATAACTGTTATCATCTGCCAAAAATTTATTATCTTCAAGCCAACTAGGAATAAATACTAATGTTCTTGTTGTAAGTTTGTCAGTTTTAATATCTTTAGTTACTCTCTTTTGATAAACAGGCTTCTCGGGCCAGTCAGGTATAGTAAATCTTTCTTTAACCCAATCATATCCATCACCATCAGGGTTAGTAGTTGCGAACACTTGCGGTTTTAATATTGGAACAGTAGAACGGCAACTACCAATTAACTTTTCATAATCTTTCTCTCTGGGAATCTGTGTCAACTCTTCAATTAATACTTTCTGATACTCATGCCCCTGATATTTACTATAAGCCTTTTCATCTTTAAGATGTCCAGTTCTTATCTTAGCACCACTAGGGAATCTTATTTCAGTAGGGTTGCCAGTAAATTCTGCTTTTGTTGGTTTATATAAAAACTCTGCTCTGTCAATCCAATCTCTTAGATCGTCAGCATTACGCCTAATCACTAACCCACGATAACGAGGGTGAGAAATATACTTAGGCTCTATCATAAAGACCATTCCACAATCAGTTTTACCACCGCCCCGGCTTCCACCATATAATATTTCATCTTCCATGCTAACTAGTGCTACTTCCTGCTTCTCCTGTGGCTCCCAATGAATCTTCTTCTTTGTTGTTGTTTGGTTTATCATCTTGTTTTTTAGGAAATAATATTACTCCTACTTCTTCAGGATTAAAATCACCTATCTTTGGTCCAACTCTTTTCTTTAAAGCATTGTATTCTTTAATAGCCGCAATCTTAGTTTTAAAGTCAGCGTCTTGAGTAATTAGTTTTGTTAACTGTTTATCAACGAATGAATCATTTAAAACTGCATCTTCTAACAACTTATTAATGCGCGCCAGTATGTTAGTATTTGTAAGTAAATTAAAAGCACTTGATTTTGCACTATTATACCAGTTGCCATGCCTCTTTGGATTATATGCTTCTATGTATGATTGAACTCCGTTGCAAAAAAACTCTTGATCACTAGCAAATAATTTACAAAACTTTTCTTGCTTCAAATTTAATTTACTATCTTTAGCTTCCTTAGCTTTCTTCTTTATTGTTTTCTTTTTCTTTACCATTTTTTTTATTCTTATTATACCTATCCCAAAAATCTGATAAGGCTTTCTCCTCTTCTGGTCTATATCTTTTATAAGCGGCTAAGCCATCTACTTTTCCAGACATATTAATGTAAATAATTTATTAAGAGCTGAAGACTACCTCCCATGCTAGTAGCCTTAAGCCCTGAAAGTTTTAATCTAAGCTTACGCTCAGCTCTCAATGAATTATTTACTACGATTATTTCTTTATTGAATAATTACTAAAGACGAGAGTGCCACCATCTATTATTTTCGCCCAACTAGGAACATTCCAAGAATCCTCTTCCTCTTCTGGTATCTCGCAAAAATCATTCCAATCATCTAGTTTATTGTAAGGTATAATATAATGATGAGAACTTTCATCTGTTACCTCTGTAAATTCTTCTTCCATATATTTATTATTATCTCTCAGCCAACAGTAATAGAAGACAAAGAACTATTACTACTGAGTGTTGGCTGTAACTAACTAATTACCAGCTTACGCTGACTGAGAAATAACAATTATTTCTTTTTAGCTTTCCCCATTATTTTAAGAAATTCTAGATTGATTTTCCGCTTTATATAATCCTCTCTAAGCGATTTAATTTTTCTTTCCGATATGTAAGTCGGCTCTATTCAGTAATTTCAGGGGCAACAGGTGGAGCGGAACTATTAATGCATGCGTAGTTAATAAATTGAAATGTTTGGAAAGTCTCTGGGTTCTCTAAATCTAGTGGGGTGCTCGTGCTAGTTGGAACATTGATTCCAGCAATATTCTCCCCTGTGCAACCATTAGTTTTTCCAATAATATAATTAACTACTTTGTTTACTCCAACTTCA